CTTCAAGTTGATGGTATGTATGCTTTTAGCAAGAAGCAGGCTATGATGCAAGCCAGCAGCATCCTTAACGGGCCTCGAAAGGGTTTCCGAACTATCTTAGATATGTTCGCCTTTCACGATGAGGTCGTTATTGAAAAAGTTAGAGTTCTCGTTGACTCCCTTTACGAAATTTTGTTTTGTTATGGGTATGATATTGGAACTAGTTCTGCAGAGATTAAATCTCATGAAAAAGGTTGGTTCAGACTGTTCTTAGATTTTGGAATATATATTTCAAAGTTTGGGTTAGATAGTTGGGTCGACTTATTTAAATGGAAAATCACTGCATTCTTTGCTGATATATTTGATCAAGAAAGTGTCGAACCTAAGGGTCCTGGTAAGGAATTTTATGTTTATAAGAATTCACCTTTCAATCTTATGTACGGTCGAGCTATGCGTTTTATCAAAACGAAGGGACTTAAAAAATCCTGGCTCTATCGACTCGCAAATTCTGTTCTAATGGCTAAGAAGGGCGCACCGCCCGTATCTCCAGAATTAGTATTCTCTAAACAAGAAGAAACATTTAAGCTATTAACTACCCCTCCAGAGCTTTATAAGGCTCGCGATTGGGAGGGGGAAGAGATTTCAACAACTCAGTCGAGTTGTATTGATATTTCTGGTGTCATGTTTGATTTAAATTTTAACATGATCGGTAAAGAACAGGATGGGAATTGGTCCACTACAGTCTGTCCTCAGACAATTAAAACCGAGATCACTCGGTCTGTTAAGGAACTCTTCCAGAATTCCGTCTTCTCTAAAGAGAAACTGCTCAAGGCAAGGTTTCCATCAACTTCTGCGAATTATATAAATTCAAGGAATGAGATGGGGTCTGTTCGCGCGTGTAAGAAGATCATTACTGATCTTGGCTTAGACGGCGATTATATATCAGACTACAAAAACTTTAAAACGGGTACTTTCTCAGAAAGGAAGAGTGATCTTTTTGGATGTTCTATGTTGAAAGATGATGAAGAAATAATTGGGGAAACAGTAGAAAAGTTATA